TCTTAATCGTTCTGCGGCGTGGAGGGGATGATGCATGAACCTCCTGTGGACAGAGTCGGCCGAATCGCCGTCCAGAAGGAGCGTGCCATGCGTGGATTTATTGCCGCGAGTTCGTCACAATTTTTAGACAATATACCATTATTGATACAAAACTGATGACCATTTACTTCAATGAGGTCATAAACCGGTTCAGGTTCCTGCTCCGTGATCGACTGGATCGCAACCGGTCCATCGATCGTGGCAATAGGATCACCAACATGGAGGTCTGCGAGACGAGTTTGATCGTTTCCGACGAAGAAGATATGATCCTTGGTTGCTGACACTGTATCTCCGTTTAACAGTGTCAGACAAAACAGCAGTTGTGACGGTTTTTTCGCCACACCGAGGAAGTCTTTCCAGCCGTCAGAGGATAAGACTTCAAAATCTGAATTGAATCTTGGTGTCATGACTCACATAATCCATAAAGAGTTTCCAATGACACTGTTTTAATCTCACCGGTTAATTTATGTCTGATCTGAACTGTGGTTTCGCCTGCGAGGCAATAGAGCAATGAGATCGATAAACCGCGACCGGCGTTAGGTGTTGTGGCACGGGCGATGATGCGCGATCCGTTGGAGAACGCGATCGAACCTTTGTTATATTCCCGCACGCCATCCCGGATATGATCGGGGATGTTCTCATAGGCGTAGCGGACCCGATCCATGATTTCGAGCGCTTGATTGTAAGTGTTCGCGGTAATCAAGATAATCGAATCTGGAACGAAATTGGCCCGCCACAGGAGGTAACCAACTGCGCCCGCTGTTTTGCCGACTTGCCGCCCCGCCAGAACGACCGTGTCCCGGTGGGTATGAAAGGCGTTGACCATAAGGTTTTGGTATGGATAGGGCGAAAACGATAACGCGCCGCGAGTAGGATGCTGAATACGGAGGAAATTCCGCATGAAATACATCGGTTCGTCCTGACAATTCATCAGTTCGAGCATCTGGACTTCGGTGTAGGGAACCTTCGCGTTGTGTCGTTTGACAACGTCAAAATCAAGAGGTGGTGTGGTCATGATTGGTCTGACTTAAATTGGAACCAATATTTAACTTGACACGCACCTGGAAAGTTTCAGGTAACCAACTGACTTGATCGTCAGCCAAGCGATCGGGGATTGCGTCCTGCTCGGGACTGCTGGCGCCATGTCGGAGCCGGGCCATGACTGATCGCGACTTCCTTGATGACCGCTTCGATATGGTTTCGCCAGAATCCAAGGAACCGATGGACACGCGGCAACGACGGCACAATATCCATGGTCTGCCACACAAACACATTCACCAAATGGGAAAAATCGGGCAGAACATAAATCACGCGGAGTAGCACGGGGCGCGGTTCGCAGAGCACCAGTTGGGCGAAATTCATCTGCTGTATCATCGAATAACCTCCTGCCGTGCAGCCAATATTTAGCGAAGGCGCCATTCATCCGCGACCCTAAAGAGGTCGCGGGTTTCTGGCGCCTTCGCTAAATAACCGATCAGCGACAGGTATAAGCCATGAGTTCGAGTATGCAACTTTACGGGATCACCATCACCAATGCGATCGGTAACGCCATCCCGTCCGATGGTTTCATCGATCCCACGACGACCGAGGCTTACTATGGCGCCAATGCCACCTACAACGGCCTGGAAAGCGTCAATCCCGGCAGCACCTTGATCACCACCACGGGCAAGCGCCGGGGCAATCTTCGCTTTCAGCACCTGCTGCAAACCGTCCAGTTGCTGGGCAATTGCTATGTCGTCCCGAACAGCATCGTGACCAATGCCACCGCCATCACCGAGGGCAGCGCCTTATCGTTTCAGCTTATCGTCGAGCATGCGGATTCGCTGCAAACGGCCGATGAAACCGCACCTGGGATCACACTGTTCGGGAGTCTAGCACTGATCCGCGCACTCGCCCGTGGCCTGAGCACGCCGTATGTCACCGCCACCTACGTGTTTGATCCGACCTGGACCAGCACAGTCGGAGAAATATGGTCGTTGAATCCGACGCATGTGCCACGCTTCGGTGATCTGATCGATGGGTCGGGCAGCTTCATTGTCGGACCTTACGCGATCAGTCTAGCCGCCGCCATAGGCTGCATTGCCGCCGTCCCATTGCTGCCAGTACCGTCCGCCGCGCCGCCATCACCGCAACAAGTCTGGTTGAACAGCTAGTCCTTGCATCGCATGGTGTCGAGGCGCTAAATTGTCATTGTCTCAGCAACTAACAGCAAGGTTCCTATGCAGTCTGCTCCGTCAGAGATGCCGATTCGGGCAATTGAAGATATTTTGAAAGAAGTTCATCACGCCAATCAACAGTTGCGATACCATGATTACCGGCAGATATTTGCGCTTGATTCCGCACCACTTGACAATAACATCGCCGCCCAACTCCTTGCCGCCCTGCGCGCCGAACATATCTCCAGTATTCGGATCATCTGTTTCGACAAGGGCGCCCCCATTCATAGCGTCGTGTTCGCCCGTAGTTTACGCGGGATTCAACGCGCCGAGCTTGAAATCCGCCGATTGGGTAGTCTTCAACAGCAGGTCGAACCCGTGATCATTTGAGGCTGACCTAAATACGTCAGCAGAATAGAGGCTGACGTAATGGCGTATGATCCCAAGCTGACGGCGCACCAATCGATCATCGAGGAAGTCCAGCTTATGATGGGATACGGCATGATCGATCTCGACCTTGATCCGAAACATTACGAGGTGGCCCTACGCATCGCGCTGGACCGTTACAGACAACGATCTGGCAACGCCATGGAAGAAAGCTTTCTGTTTCTCGACGTCCAGCCTGACGTGGCGGCCTACGAATTGCCCGCCGAGGTTCAGGAAGTGCGTTACGTCTATCGGCGTGGCTACGGTGGGGCAGGCGGTGGGGCGAACGTTGATCCGTTCAGTCTCGGCTTCATTAATAACATGTATCTGATGCAAAATCCGGGCGGCATGGGTAATTCCGGAACCGGAATGCTCGCCACCTATGACCTCGCCGTCCAGTTCCAAAATCTGGCCGGTCGCATGTTCGGCCGCGACGTCATGTATACCTACGATCCCTCGACCAAAGTCCTCACCCTTGAACGCCGCTTCGGCGCGGTGGAACAAATCGCCCTGCACGTATACAACACGCGCCCGGAGACCGTGCTGCTCGGCGATCCCTATGCGCGGCCGTGGCTGCGTGATTGGACGGTTGCGGTCTGCAAGATGATGCTAGGGGAGGCCCGTTCGAAGTTCTCGACGATCGCCGGACCCCAGGGCGGATTTAGTTTAAACGGCGACGCGCTGAAAACCGAAGCCCGCGCTGAATTCGACCGGCTTGACCTCGAACTGACCAACTTCGTCGATCAACACATTGGATGGCCTATGGCGTGCGGAGACTAAATAACTCGCAACTCAATCGTTGGCTGGTCTTAACCCAGCAATTGCGATCGGTTAGATCGCTTTGCGCATTGGACGCTTGGCAGGCTTCACCGGCATTTTGGGCTTGAAATTCGCCAATTCCTGTAATCGGCCGAAGGCGCGGCGTTGGTCTGCGTCATAGGGCCGCTCAGACACTCGTGCGCCGCCTCTGAGGGGGGCTGGGGCGGTTAAGCTGGCCGGTGCGGGAGTAGATGGCGCGACTGCTTCGCTGACGCCTGAGGCGTCTGTGGCCTGATGGCAGACCGGGCAGCGATCGGCCAAGTGATCCATCGGCATTCTCGACGCGCAGTGTGGGCAGACGTAGATACTGCCGCGACCATATCCCTCCGCGTGTTGGGCGTGCGGCCCATCATGGCCGTCATGCTGATGTCCAGCGACCATAGTCTCAACCAGTTTGATCCATTCACGCATAGAAATTCTCCATCTACCTATATTTAGATCACGTTTAAAAAATGGTTCATTTCACATGCAGTATCTGATCGCGTTTGTTGGTTTCAAAGGCTCCGGCAAGAACACCGCCGCATTGCCGCTGATCGAGCATGGTTTTCAGGCGTTTAGTTTTGCCGATGCGGTCAAGGATGCACTCGCGGCGATTTTCTTCTGGCCGCGTGATCTGCTCGAAGGCATCACGCCGGAAAGCCGCGCTTTCCGGGAAACGGTCGATCCGTGGTGGGCAGCCAAGTTGAACAATCCGGAGTTTTCCCCGCGCTGGGCGATGATGCATTTTGCCACTGATCTGATGCGGATGCAGTTTCATCCGCAAATATGGGTATTCAATATTGAACGCCGTCTATCCCTGCTGGATGCGCAGGCGCGCGTGGTCATGACTGACTGCCGGTTTGCCAATGAGTTGGCCATGGTGCGGCGTTATGGCGGCGAGGTGCATCAGATTGCGCGTCGATCAGCGATCAGCGCAACCGATCACCCGAGCGAAACGGATTGGATCGGCTGTCCAGTCGATTCGGTGATCGAGAATGACAAAACCGTGGCTGATCTGCATGGCGCCGTTAGCGACCGTTTCCTCACAAGAGTATCACCAACCACTGCAACACGGAACCAGCGATCATGCCCAGGCCAAACAGCACACAGTTGGCGATCGATTGGCGCGGAATGATCTGGCGCAAATGGGCGACCTCGATCCGCGTTAGATCGGCGGCGAGATAAAACCGTTTGGCCAGTTCCGGATCGATTTGGCTCATGTGATCGGCGGTGTCGTGCATCAACTCGGCAAATCCGGCGTTGAGTTCGGCCATGCGACTGGCCCATTCGATCAGACTTAAGCGGGGTTCGTCGCGGCTGTTATGATGTCTCATGGCAATATTTAGGATGACGGCGGGACCCCCCGCCGCTCTTCAGGCGTCGGTTTCGCGAGACGCTTTCACGATCGCCCGGCGAATCTCGGGGTTATCGTAGGATGATAGCAGGCCAGCGCAGATGACCTGAGCAAGACATGTCAAAGTTGATGTTTCGACCGGGCCGTCTTTATCAAGCTCGTTTGCCGAAACGATCATCGCGGAATGTGCCAGTGCGATGCGATAGGAGCTTTCGAAATGTCGCAGCAGAACCGGACCATCGGTGCGAAATTTGGCAGAAAGGGTGTTGCGGACGACGGCTTCACCGGCAAACTGTGTGTTCCGATAGATCGATAGCCGCTGCGTCGTGCGATTGAATTCAATTTGAAAAGCGGGCAAGCTCTCATCAAGATTGCCAAAGTGGGCGGGAAAAGCTGGATCGCGATGTCCCGCGATCGGAAAAAAGGCAATCTCAGGCATAACTGGTTCGGAGATGGGTTCTTCGCGTGGCGGTGACGCGGATGGCTTGGCGGGGCGTGGTGGTTTGGCACTGACAACACAGATGGTGCCCACATCGGTTAGCCTGACGCCATCGCGTCGCAGCAAGCTAGCATGGACGGTGCCGGTTCGACCGGTTGTCAGATGTGGTAAATACACCGACATGGTAACCACACCGTTGCGCATCCGCAGTTGGCCATCGCCTACTTTTTTGAGGAATCCTGGTAGCTTGATTTCGATCCTGGACAGATAATCCTCACTCGCATCCGTCCAGATTTTCAGATATTCCGTTCCACCAGTCATCGAGTGTTGTCTGACACAAATGAAAGTCGGCGGCTCATTGGGCTTGAACGGCGGCCTCGGCACATACTGGCGTGGCTGGGCGATGGGTTGCGCATCGACGAGCGGTTTGGTTGTGTTCGACTGCTGCTTCATCGTGTAAATCATGGAAAAGATCGGATTGTTGACCAGCGAATTGGCAATTTCCTGATCGCGCGCCAGATCGATCTTCTCCGCCGGAGAGTCCATTTTCCGACTGAGGTCTTGGATTTCTTCATTGGCGAGTAGATATTTTTCAACCGCTTCGACCAGCGCCTTTTCAAAATCGGACCGCAGACGATCTCTGTTTGGATTGATTGCTTGATCGAGCGCCGCCGGGGTGAATTTATCGAGGGCGACTTCGAGGATCAGATTCATGACCAAATTGGAGATATTGGCATGACGGAACGGAATCGTCGTGCGAATTTGGCCATGGCGCTGACCATTGAATGTAACGATTAGCGAATCGGGCGGGCGCTTCTCATCCCCATCGAGCATGGTCGCCACCGGCGTCAGCCACGGCTTCAGCGGCTTTGTGGTGTCTTTGCTCGACCAGTTGCTCAAGACCCACGCACGGATCGTTACTTCGCCATAGCCATCCCCTTTACGTTGCCCGAGGATGATCTTTTCAGGACCGGCCTTGAGTAGCATTTCGGCAGTTTCATTAAGCCTCTTGCCCACTTCAACCGCATCCAACATGTGGCGCCGCCCGATTCGTCTGTTCGTGTGCCCGACATTTTCAAAACCAATTATCTGAATGCACCCCAGGGACCCGAAAAGGCCGTCTGGCAGAAATGTAAAGGCACTGGAGGCATGACCGCCCCGATATTCCATTTTAACGCCGATCATCACCCGGATCGTCCCATGCTCTGGCACGATGACTCGCCCTGCATCGTTCTGATCAACCGCTGCGCGATCGTTTTTACCGGGCCGCAAAAAGGCCGGGTCATCCGGCGCGTAGAACAATGACCCATCTTCATGCGTGAGGTAGACGTAATTCGCATGCTGGGTAGTGGTTGCTTCAGTCCGAAATACGACGGTGAAATGGTAACCGGGCGCGCCGCGTTGTCGCGAGGCGATGAAACTGACCTCGGACTGACCGAACGACACGCTACCGCCCATGCCATAATTGCCATGTTGAAACGGATTGGACGACTTTGCAGCCGAGCCGATCGATAGCGGCCCGGCTACCAAACCCTTTTCGTCCATGCCGCAGCCTTCATCGGCGATCATCGCGATGCGTTGCCCAGGGCCAGCCCCTTTTTTGTAGTAGAGCCGCACTTTTGGCGCGTCACGTCCGCAACTTTGGGCTACCGCATCGGCCAAATCGACCGGTGGCGTCTTGAACAAGCCGTTATTAAAATAATCGACGATGACTGCATCAAAAGCGTTCGGCGCGGCCGTTTGTTATGGCCCAGCGCGGGAGCGGTCGGCTTAATCCAAATTAACTCGTCCGCCTCGCACCAACCCGCTTCGCGTACTGCCAAGCGGGTGCGCAAAACATAATCGCTTACCTGTCCATGCGCGACATGCGGGCGGATGACGATGGCGATACTGGCATGCTCGCTCAGCGCCGGACGCAGTTCTTCCATCCATCGCACTGTCCATTGCGGATATTCCTGCTCAACAATTCCCCCGTACTGGGCTTTGCGCTGATCCGCATAGGGTGGGGAAGTGATTACGGCGGCAATTGAACATTTGGGTAATTCTTTGAGCCGATCAAATAGATCGCCCTGGAGTAACGTCGGCAAAATTTCCATCAATTCTAATACCTTCGGGTTTAAATATACAGTAACCGACACGATACGCCTCGCAATTACGCTCTCGAACTAAATATCCTCACAATGCGAGGGACTTTTCGTGGCAACTCTTTTATCTCCCGGCGTCTCCGTCACCGTCACCGACGAGAGCTTTTATAATACGGCGGGGCAGGGCACGGTTCCGCTCATCCTCATCGCGACCGCTTCTAACAAAGCGTCGCCAGTTGCGGGTGCGGGTATCGCACCTTCAACCGCTCCGGCGCAGGCAAACAAGTTATACCTTGCGACGAGTCAGCGTGACCTGATTCAAAACTTTGGTGCACCAATATTCTATAGCACCCAAGGGACACCTCTTAACGGTTTCGAACTGAACGAATACGGGCTGTTCGCTGCGTATTCGTATCTAGGTGTTAAAAATCAAGCCTACATCCTGCGCGCGGATATCGATCTGTCGGCGCTCGCCGCCACCACCACCCCACCCACCGGGCCGCCGCTGGCTGGCACCTATTGGTTCGATTTGGCAAACTCGACTTATGGTGTGTTTCGCGCCAATGGCAGTACGTCACCAGGATCAGCCTGGAACCCGGTCACCGTCCTCGTCGCGCTCGCCGCCAATGTTTCCACGACAACAACAACCGAGACGCTGACGAATGGCGATGTCCTCGTCTATAATCTACCAAGTCCCGGATTTGGGGTTAGCGGCAATGTCGCCATCGCACCACTGACTTCGTCTGGTTATTTGGCTCAGATTTATCTGTACGAGAATATCAGTGGCATTTGGTATCGCATCGGCAGTATTGCCACCTCCATCTATAGTCTCCAACCTCCTACTGGCGCGCCGTCGGTCGCTAATCCAGCCACTGTAGCCTGGGCGTCGCAACGTCCAACGATTGTGACCGGAACGGCGACACGCACCGTCATTCCATCAGCCAACACCATAGTCATCAATAACGTTTCGGTACCCATTTTAGCAAATGCCACGATCGGCGATGTTATCACGGATATCAACAATGCGACTATCCCCTACATCGTCGCAAGCCCAGCGACCAATGGCGCGTTGACGCTGACCAATACGATTGGCGGATCGATTGCGATCGATGGCAACGCGCTGAACCTTCTTGGAATTACCGAAGGCACAACTCTAGGCGTGACGTTGTTCCCAAGCAATGGGGCCGCCTATCCGAGCGGAGCAGTGGCCAACTCATTTTGGCTTAAAGGCAACCCGGCCAACAACGGCGCGAATTGGGTGATCAAATATTATAATGCTTCGCTGGCCCAGTTCACCATTCTCACCGCACCGTTCTACCCGTTTGTTTCTACCCTGCCCGAAGGCAATCCGGCCAAAGATATGGCAATCGGCCTTGTTCTTGGCACCCCGGTCACAGGCAACGTTTATGTCGGCTATGATACAACGACGTATGAACTGGAATTGCGGCGCTGGTCAGGTCCTTCCTTGACTTATCCTACGGGCAGTTGGCTGAGTTTGAATGTCTTGCCCGATGAGGTCGCGCCCTCGACCCCACCTGTAGCCGGAACGATGTTCTTCAATACGAATTTCACCGTCGATATCATGTATGGAAACGGTTCGAACTGGATCGGCTATAACCACCAATTTCCGGCTACTGATCCAAACGGCCCGCAAATTGCTGGCAGTGCTCCCCTCACGCATAGCGATGGCGTGACCGCGTTGGCCAATGGTGATCTGTGGATCGATAGCACCAATCTGGAAAATTATCCGGCGCTCTATATCTACAACACGCAGACCCAGATTTGGACACTCGTCGATAACACCGATCAGACGACCCCGTATGGTATCGTGTTCGCTGATGCCCGTGCTGATTCGGGCATCCCCTTTACCGGCATTCCCAACCCAGGCTCCTTCACCCCCGACCAGGGCTCCTACCTCTATCGGTCATCCAACGCAGCAGATTTGGCGCAGTCTGATTTCGTCGATCCTGATGCCCCTGATCCG